TGCTGGTAATTACGAAGACGGTACTAAAGTGAGATGGAGCTACCATGTCAATTCATAAGAAGATAAATGAGCGTGTAACCAAAGCACGACTAGACCAAATCATCCTAAGAGTTATTGATTTAATGGGTAAAAACCACACTACAATGCAAATATGTGGTATTTTAAGACCCGAATTGAATAAATCAGAGACTCAAATCAAGAGGTATGTCTCTAAAGCCACAGAAGTGCTTAAGAAGGACTTTGAACGTGATGCCCAGATAAAGAGACTCGAAATGGAACAGTCTCTTAGAAAGGATCTAGTGGATGCTTATGTCATATTCAACTCATTAGCCCCAGATGACCGTCAAAAGTCAGTATGGTACAAACTTATCCTAGAAACTAAAGACAGGTTAGCTAAATTTACACCAGAAGATATAGACAAGAATGAAGAACAGACTATATCAATAACATATAAAGAAGTGGGTAAAGATGACTAAGAAGTTAGAATTACTACCTACACAACTAGAACTATTAGAATCAGAGTCTAAAATAGCACTATATCTGGCAGGTATCGGTAATGGTAAGACATTTACACTGGCACACTATGTTATACAGATGGTAGCTAAGTATCCGAAAGCTAAAGGATTAATAGTAGCTAATACTATATCACAGCTTAAGAACGCTACAATGACAGGACTTACTGAGGAATTAGAGGCACTTAACATACCTTTTACAATGGTAATGGGTGGAGCATCTAAGACAATAACAATACTAGGAACAACAATATATCTATACAGCCTTGAACGCTACGAGAATATAAGGGGTATTCAAGTCGGATGGATAGCAGGGGATGAGGTAGCATTTGCCAAGAGAGAGGCTATTGATGTTATTATGGGTCGTTTAAGAGATGGTAATGGACCATTGACTACTCGATTCTTCTCTTCTCCTAACTCATTCAATTGGACTTACGACATGTTCAATGGCTTTGATGGCGATAACAAGACAGATATGTTCCACTTAATCAAAGGTAAGACTAAAGATAATGTATTCCTACCTGATGGCTACTATGAATCACTTGTCGAACTATATGGTGGATTAGACTCTCCATTAGCTAAACAAGAGTTAATGGGTGAATTTGTCAATCTAACAGAAGGTGCAGTATATTGGGCATTCGATAGAGACAAACATGTACAGAAGTGTGAACTAAACAATAATTATATGGTATACATAGGACAAGATTATAATATAGCTAACATGGCTAACTGCTATGTACAGTATATAAATGGCATATTCTATGTTAGTCAAGAGACAATCCTATCAGGTAACTCATCTAATACATTTGATGCCACAGATAAGATACTAAAAGACCTAGTTAAGTCACATAAGACAGTGATACCAGATAGCACAGGTAAGGCTAGAAAGACCAGTTCTACACAATCAGACCATCAGATTATGAGAGCAGCAGGTCTAAATGTAATGGAAACACATAACCCACTCATAAGAGACCGTCAGAACACCGTAAACGTGGCTCTAAAGAAGGGTAAGCTAGTTATTGACCCATCATGCAAACAAATCATTAAAGAGCTAGAGAGCCTAGCACAGCGTGATAAAGAGGGTGAAGTATCCCATGTAGCAGTTGCACTAGGGTATGTACTATTTAAACTAGACCCATTAAGAAGAGCTACCAAAGCAAGCAAACAGATACAACTATAAATTAATAAGGACTACAAAGGAACTAACTATGAAGACAAACAAACCATTATCGCAACTCGTACCAAGTATGATTGCACACACTCAAGCACATTATAACTCACATGTAGTGTATAACTCAGCACTAATCGACATTAGTAACGGTGCATTACTACCCTTTATTGAGGAGAGTATGCAACATGAGCTTAATCCTAGAGCATTTGAAAGGTCTAAACAACGTATACCACCTATCAATATAATCAGTAAGTTACAGACTAAACTCTCCAAAGTATATGGTGAGACACCTGTAAGAAACGCTGGTAAGAACACTGTAGATACAGAGATAATGAATGAGTATGTATCAAGTTGGGAGTTAGACGGTAATATGCAATATGCCAATGACTTACTAGTAATCAACAAATACTGTGCCTTAGAGCCATATATGATTGATGGTGAGCCTAGAATGAGAGTACTATCAGCTAAAGACTTTATTGTATATAGTGATTCAAAAGTTAATCCTAATGAGATGACAGTGTTTATTAAGTTCATGGGTAACACACAAAAAGAATATGAAGAGACTAATGTTAGAGGATCAGCTGTAAAGGCTTGGAAACAAGTAGCACTATTCTATGCTTACTCAGATGACGAGTTTGTTATATATGATGAAGAAGGTGAGATATATGAGCAATCAGACAATCCTTTCGGTAAGATACCATTCATCTACCTTAGAACAAGTAACAATGAATTGATTCCTACACCTGATTCTGACAACTTACCTATGGCTACACTAATACCTAAGCTAATGGCAGACTTAAACTATGCTGTTATGTTTGGTTGTAGAAGCCAAATCGTTGGTATTGATGTTGAGATGTATAATGTAGAGATGAGTCCAGACAGTATGTGGATACTTAACTCAGTTCCGGGTGAGGGTAAGAGTCCTTCTCTAGACACTATTAAATCAGATGTAGATGTTGATAAGGTATTGAATTTAATAACACAGCAACTTTCTCTATGGTTAGATACTAAAGGTATTAAAACATCAGCTGTAGGTAAAGTCTCAGTAGAACAAGCTGCTTCAGGTATATCTAAGCTTATTGATGAGTCAGATGCCAGTGCAGTTAATAGAAAGTATAAGGGTATATTCGAGAATGCTGAGAAAAGGCTATTCAAGATGCTACCAGAACTACATAACACATGGTTAGCTAATGGTGAATCAGACATGACTAGAGCATTTAGTACTAAGTTTGAGCCTAACACAGACCTTATAGACGCTAAGATAATTCCTAATAATAAAGATTTGCTCGAAGAAATGAAGATAGAGTTAGAACTTGGTATTTTTTCAAAGGAAGATGGACTAAGAAGACTTAACCCTGATGCTTCAGATACTCAAATTCAAGATAAGATGGATGATTTAGAGCCAGAAACATTAAACTTCCCTAATCAAGAGCCTGAACAAGAAGAAGAGCCTGAACAAGAAGAGCCTAAAGAGGAGTAATCCATGGTAAGTAAAGTAAACATTCAGGAATCCATATCAATACCTAGTGGCTTATCTGACGCTTTTAAAAGAGAGTTAGGTGAGCGTATACTAGTAGAGGTTAGAGATAGAACGGCAAGAGGAATAGATAAGGCAGGTAAGCCATTTAAGGGATATGCCAAGTCATATGATAAAACAGGGACCGTTAATCTATCACAAACAGGTGATACTTTAGCTGAATTAGACATTATATCTATCGGTTCAACAGCAATTACAATAGGTTATCCTATATCTCATGAAAATGCAGGACAAGTTCACGGTATAGTAACGGGTGAATACGGTAATAAAAACCCCGTAACAGCTAGAAGAGACTTTATAGGACTACCTCAATCAGTAGTTAAGAGAATAGTGGCAGAGATTAAGTCAGAACCAGAGTTTAAAGAAGTAAGAGAAGATAGAGATAGTATAGTAGCAGGAATACTTGGCAGGTTCTTCTAATGGATGTGGCGGATAGATGGCGGATTAAACACACCATATCTCGCATAGAGACCATTCTAAGAACAAACCCATGGCATTGTGACTATGATTACTTAATGGCTTTAAAAGCCGAATTAGAAGGTAAGTTAAATGAATAAGATATGGAAATGCAGAAGAAGTAGCCTAGCTTTAATAGGTATGATTATATGTGATATAGGATTATATCATGGTGTAGATACATCGTCAGCTATAGCGGCAATATGTATGGGCGTAGCAGGAGCTAACGCATTTGAGAAGAAAGGCAATAAGAATGAGTAAACCAAGTAGTGACATAGATAAGATGATAAAGAAGCTTAAAGACATTGGTACTAGCATGGAAGATGAGGTTATAGATGTGGCAAAAGCTGCGGTAGAGCTAATCAAGAAGCGTACTAGACTAGGATTTGGTGTAAAGAACCATGGAGATACTAAGAAGAAGCTTAAACCTCTATCTAAAGAGTATAGAGCACAGCGTAAAAGGAACAAACCAACAGGTCCAACCACAGCAGGTAAGTCTAATCTTACTAAATCTGGTGATATGTTAGATGATTTGAAGGCTAAGAAGAAGGATGATAACACTGCTACCATAGAATTTGACGGTAAAGACTCACAAGACAAGGCTGAATGGGTGTCAGATGACCGACCTTTCAACAAGTTATCTAAGGCAGAACAGAAGCAATTGACCCAAATGCTTGATAAGAAGATGAAAAAGCTAACAAAGAAAGAATAACTTAACGTAATTTTAAGTACTTACATAAAACATCCTATTAATAAGGGTATTATAGAACCAATGGAATAGTAATTCCGCAGACAAAAGGCAGTGCCATGAGTGAACAAGACAAAGACATTAAGATTGAAAACGAAGCTAAAGAAGAGTTTGTAAGTAAGAAGGCTTATCAGGATGTATCCACAGATATGCATAAATACAAAACAGACCTAAAAGAAACTAAAGCATTGTTAAATCAGATTCAAGCTGAACAAGAAGCCGTAAAGAAAGAGGCTTTAGCTGAACAAGGGAGATGGGAAGAGCTTTATAACTCAAACCAATCAGAACTTGACCAGATTAAGCAAGAACGAGACAGCGACAAGAACAAGTTTGTTGACTACCATAAGAAGAACAGCGTGTTACAGAAGATTGGTGGTTTTAAGCGTGATGACTATAACAAGTTTATCGACGTTGAAAATGTTAGTATGAACGATGATGGTTCACTTAATGAAGACAGTTTAATGAATGAAGTAGACAGAATAAAGCAGGAATACCCTGAGTTACTTAAGTCTGCATCTAATACTAAGCTACCTAACGACGCTCCAAAAGGGAATGAAGTTGGTCCTCAAGACGCAAATAAGTTACAAGGTCATGAGAAAGTACAGTATTTAAAAAGTTTGATTAAGAAGAAATAATGAAAGAATACTATGTTTATGCCCACTTTACTGGAGACTCACTTAATAAGGTAGTACTAAATGAGACTAGATCTAAGATGAGAGAGTCACGAAGAGGACATACTCCTAATCTAGGTAAAGTTAAAACTGTAGAAGCAAAGTTGAAAGTAAGTAGGTCAATCATTAATTGTAGAGGGGAAGTTTTTAGTTCTCTAAAACAAGCAAGTAAGGTGGTTGGTATAGGCAACACAACAATATGTGAGTGTCTAAAAGGAAGGTCTAATTCAGCAGGTAAATACTCTGATGGGACTAGAATAAAATGGAAATATATTAGTTAATAATAATTAATAACAGCTCTTAAATGAGCAAAAGGAGTATAGCAATGGCTGTATTATCATTAAGCGAGATTCTAAGGAACGATATTCAAAGTTATTTGGGTGGTTCTGATAGTATTCTCATCAAAACAATTCAAGACCTTTCTAGCCGTGTTGGCAAGGGTATGGATAGAGTACAAGTTCCTTTAATCTCAGGATTAGCTACATCTGATGTTGCTTCTGGAACTAAACAATCTGCTGACTCAGTTACTTTTACTGCTGATGTTCTATTGTTAGACCAAGTTAAAGAGTCTTACATGTACATCTCATTTGAAGAAAACGAAGAAAGTGCGATTGACATTAAAGCTGCTTTCTTAGAAGCTGCACCAAGACAAATTGCTAACGCTATGGAAGTTGCTATTGCTGCTCAACTAGCTTCTGCATCTACTAATGACTTTGATTCTGCTTCAGATACTGCTGGTGTATTTGCAATCGATGACATTGCTAATGCTAAGAAGTTAATGGACCAAGCTAAAGTACCTACATCTGATAGATACATGGCATGTAACAGTGACGCAATGGAGCTATTAGCTTCTTTCTCTGAGTTTGAAGACGGTTCTAAAGGACTTTCTCCAGAAGCTTTAAGAGATGGTGTTGTATCAAGAGTAAAAGGATTTAACGTAGTTCAATCTGAAGACGTTGGTTCTAATACTGCTGGTGATAACGAAATTCACTTTTACCACAGAGAAGCGGTTGCTATCGCTCTTCAAAGAGAAGTTCATTTTGTTGAGCAAAGAGAAGAAAGTTACGGACAAGAATTTATTGCAATCAGAACTAAATATGGTGTTAAGGCACTTAATGCTGATGTTCTTAAATTGACAATGGCTCTTACTACAGCTACTTCATAATCTGAAACGATAAGATTAAATAATGCTCCTCTTAGTCGGAAGAGCTTGCCGACTCAGGCTAATCCATTAAGGGGAGTTTATTATGAGAAAATGTGAAGAAGAGAATTGCGATAATTTAGCCAGAATAAAAGGCAAAAGAACAAAGATAACTTACAAACTTTATGTGCAAACTGTCATATATTAAAAACCTATACTAACAAAGATTGGGAGTTATAATGTACCAATCACCAGAATTATTCATTTCATATAAACATATACAAGCTAAAACTCCTGAGAAGCTTGAGCAAATACAAGTCAACTCACAAATGCCTATAGACTTTAAAGCACCTTCATATTCAGAAGGACAATGGCATACATGGTTTCTATATGACCATTCCAAAGATATAAGACCACAAGATAAACTATTAATGAAAGGTAAGAAGTACGAACCTAACCTATAACATAATTAATAAGAGGGAATATGAGTGATGAAAAGGATATAATGTACGATTTACTAAAAGAAGTACGAGATGACGTTAAAGAGCACCGTGAGGATACTCTAGAGCATCAACATCAAACTAATGGTAGATTAGATATATATAATGAGCAGTTAAAGGTTCATATTGATGGTGTACAAACACTAAAGCAATTACATTTATACAATGTAGACCGTATTAGAGAGAATGAAGATAGAATGAATAAGATAGAAGAACCAAGTAAGCTTAGAAAGCTATTAGGAAACAAGATAATTAAGGTTCTCGGTACAATTACACTGGTATGTGGTACTATAATGGCAATAGCAAAAGTGATTACACTACTTTAGGAGAGTAAAATGATTGATAAAAGAACAACACTAACGGTATTCCATGATGATAACGCATCATTTACGGATTACTCACATAAAATGGGTGCATTTGCTAGAGATAGTGTAACAATGACTATTACTAATGCAGAGGATTATATCTACGTTGGATACCATAAGCCCATCAATGCTGTATATGTAGACATAACAACTCCTAATGGTTCAGAAGGTATTAATACAGTTGAATACTGGAATGGTACAGCTTGGGCTAATGTTAATGGACAATCTGATGATACACTAGGTCTATTCAGGTCAGGATTCATTAGATGGGACAAGAAGAACGGAGATACGGCTAACGACCATGTGGCAAATGAGGTAAATAGTGTGTCAAAGTACTGGTACAGAGTAAGACCTTCTGCTGATAGAACTGGTATAACCCTCAGTGGGCTTAATTTGGTCTTCTCAGACGATTATGAGCTTTCTCTTGAACAACCATACATATCTGACTCGGAGTTCTTAGGGAGCGAATCTAGCCATATTAAGACACATGTAGCAGTAAGGAAAGAGATACTACAGAAGTTCAATAACAAAGACTATTATGTAATAGATGAAGTAACAGGTGATAAAGAAGACGTTACATGTTGGGATTTACTAGATATAGACGAAGTTAAACTATCTGCTTCTTATTTAGCCTTATCTAAGATATATAATCAATTAAGTGACAATCCTGAAGACGTATGGGCAGTAAAATCAGCTCAATATGAGGATAAGTACAATAAATACATCAACATAGCTAGACTATCAGTAGATGTTAACGATAACGGTACAAAAGATGCGGTAGAGAATAAGCCCGGATTTAAGACCAGATACTTTTCGAGGTAACAATGGCAAAAACTCATTACATAGGGAAGGGACACTGGAAACAGGTTATCAATTGTAAGGGGCAGGTTTTTATGTCTCTAATTGAAGCATGTAAAAAATTTAATATAAAAAATACTTCTAGTATATGTAATAATATATCAGGGAGAACTAGTATAGCTGGAAAGTACCCAGATGGTACTGGTATAACATGGAGATATATCTAATGGGATTAATAGCAAATATAAAAACAGGGATTGAGGCTAGATTGGCAATAAGTATACCTTCCTACACAAGGGCTGCATACCAATCAGATATAAGTATGAATAAATTCAAAGGGAATAGTGCTCTTTTTGCAGTACATCCTGTATCAGCTACAGAAGTAGACGGATTAATAGGAGCATATACACTAGACCACCAATTTAAGGTCACTTTAACCAACTCATATAATGCTGGAGCTAAGTCTCAGATAGGTGATTCACTTAAATCTAGCCGCATAACTGAGATAAATGACGACATATTAGCTACTTACAGAGACCTAGTTATTAATAAGGGTAATATAGATGCATCAATACTGCTAATAAGCGAAATGAGTATCGAAGATGCTGAATTTATTGATGAAGAGAAGGTCATAACAGTAACATTCACATTTAACATAAAGTATAAAGTTAACAAGTAATAATCAAATAAGGAGAGCTAAATGGCTTACACAATTAAGAAGAACGTTAAGGTAGCCGTAAAGGGTGAATCAACTGAAGGGACATACGTTGCTCCTGCAAGTGGTGCTGACTTTGTTCAGGCACAAGAAGACGGAATCGAAATGAACGGTTCAAAAGACACACTAGAACTTAACGTAATCGGTACTGGACTATCAAAAGTAGCTCCAAGAGTAGGTCTAGAATCTGCATCTGGTTCATTAGGTGTTTATATGAAAGCTGGTTCAGCAGCTGACGAAGAGCCTGAATATGGAATCATGTTAGAATCATTATGTGGAGCAAAAAGAAGTGCAGCAGCACAGGGAAGTGGCTCAAATCATACAACTACTCTAATCAATGTATCAAATACGTCTGAATATGCTGTAGGAGACATTGTAGTAGTTAAACAAGGTAGTGATTACCATACATCACCAATCGTATCATTAGTGGAAGACACTAGTATTACACTATTAATCGCAGCAGCAGCACCATTCGATGACTCAGTAGTTGTAGAAGCTTTTAATACTTATGTACCAGCTGATGAGGCTCATCCTTCATACTCTGTATCTAAATGGGTAGAAGATGAAGTACTAGAACAATCAGTAGGATGTAAAACAACTAGTTTAGCTGTTGAATCATTCAGTACTGGTCAAGTAGCTAGTCTTAAGATGGGATTTGAAGGTTCTAATTATACAAGAAGCCTTACATCAATTCCTTACGAACCAACATACGATACATCTGAGACACCAATTATCTTAGACGCTTGTATACACCAAGATGGTAACATCATCCAAGTAAATGACTTTACACTTAACGTAGAGAATACTCTTGGTTGGATTAAAGATACATGTAACGGTAAATCAGCTTCTAGAATCACTTCAAGAATGGTTTCTGGAACAATTAATCCTTATAAAGAAGACGATAGTATTGATAACTACACGAAATTTGATGCAAACACATCATTCTCACTAGTTATCACTGCACATAACCCTAATGCTACAGCAGGTGAATATAGTGAATCAGTTTCATTCTATATGCCAATATGTACAATCACTGAATTAGGTGAAGGTGACATTGACGGAGTACTTACAGAAGCTATTAGCTTTAGTGCCAACTCAGTAGATGGAACAATCAAAGAGTTATATATATCAATTTCTTAACAAGGAAGGTCGTATCTACACCGTAATGGTGTCCTCAACATAACACAAAATCAAGGGGTTGCAGTAATGTAGCCCTTTTTTGTACGTTTAATAAGGTACTATAGACAAACAATCATATGACAGGAGATATGCAATTATGATGATTTACAAGACGAGTGACAAAATAAGCGTGAACATTGATGGAATAGATATTAAAATTAGTCCATTAACTCATGCTCAGAAGACCCAATTACAGTCTCACATGATGAAAGCTGTAGCTGGAGATATGGAAGCAGCAATGGATAGTGTAAGGTTATCGATTAGCTTCTCTTTAAAAGATATTAAGGGCATCACTTTTATGGATGAAGATGGTGAAGAAAGAGAGTATAAGTTACAGTTTGAAGACGGTTTACTAACAGATGAGTGTATTGACGATATGTTAAATATGCCTATATCTGGTAAGTTAAACTCTGTATGTGCTACTTTGTTGCAAGGTGTACCAGATAAGATCGTTGATGAGAATGGTGATGAAATTGAAGGTATTAAGATAAAGAAGAGTACGGCTAAGAAGCCGGGAAAGCAGAAGAAGAAGTAGTTGGGAGTTTCCATTACCCTATGTTTTGGGAATATATACACTCACAAATACTTCGTATAAGTAGTATGTCAGTAGCGGAGATTGCGATGGTAAATGCTACATGGCTAACATTAACTGTAGATGAGTTTAAATGTAAGCAAACAGAAGAGATATTATCTAAGCGTAGAGATGCTGAAGTAGCAATACAGTATGTAAGAAAAGAGAAGGGTTGTGGAGTTATAAGTAAAGTTCCAAAGGTAGAGATAGATGGTATAGAGTATTACTCTTGTCTATGTCATCCGAACTTTAATGACTCAAGTGTTCATGAATATATGTGGCTATATAGGCAGTATAAAGCAGGACACTTAGGCTACGCAGGAAGTTTACTAGACCAACCTTCAAAGTATATAGAGTTAATCAGGTTTATGGATAGACTTGACGCTGAACATCAAAACAATCAATCAGAAGGGCAATAACAATGGCAAGTAACACAGTATCATTCGATTTAGAGTTGGCAGTAAAGGGGTTTGAACAGAATCTCAAGAAAGTCGATAATAATTTAGGCAAATTTCATAAAGACTTTCAAAAGAGTGCTAGTAGATCCTCTCAAGCATGGGCATCATTTGCAGGTAATCTAGCAGCTAACGCTGTTGGAGCACTGGCAAGAGGTATGGGTGACTTTGCAAAAGGTACTGTCGATGCAGCTATATCCTTAGAAAAGATGAGCACTGAATTAGGTGTCATGCTAGGGTCAGCAAAAGCTGGACAGAAACAACTAGAAGAATTACAGCAGTTCGCAGCTACTACACCATTTCAATTAACCGGAATTGTTGATGCAACTAAGAAACTACTATCATTTGGTGTAGCTTCTAAGGATATACAAAGTACATTAACCACACTAGGTAACATTGCAGCAGGTTCTGGTAAGCCAATTGAAGACTTAGCACGTATCTTTGGTCAAGTAAGAGCTGAAGGTAAATTAACTCTAGAAAGACTAAACCAACTAAATGATTCAGGTATTGCGTTAGGTACAGTATTAGCAACAAACCTAAACAAGTCAGTAGCAGAAGTAAGAAAAGAAATAACTAAAGGTTCTATTTCATTTGGAGAGTTTAAGACAGCAATGAATGACATTCAAGGTGAAGGTGGTATATTTGCTCAAGGGATGATTAAACAAAGTAAGACATTAGGTGGAGTATTAAGTACACTATCAGATAATATCTTTAACTTCCAAGGACAGATAGGACAAGCATTACTTCCTGCTATTAAATCAATGGCAATAGCATTTATAGAGACTATTCAGGCAATTTCTAAACCATTAGTAGCATTTATTGGATGGATCAATGAAAATTCATTAGCTCTTAAGGTAACACTATCGACAGCATTAGCAGCTGCTACAGGCGCTCTAGTCTATTTTAACGCACAGTTAATCATTATGAAGGTACAAGCCGCATTAGCTTGGGCAGCAGCTCTAGCACCAGTTACATTGGTTGTGGCAGGTGTAGCATTAGTTGGTGTAGCATTATTTAAGATAGTACAACATTGGGATAATATAAAAAGAGGAGCACAACTAGCTATGGCAGCTTCTTTGGAGTTTGCTGGTAGGTTTGTTGATGCAGCTAAAGAGAAAGCGGCAGCAATAAGAGAAGAAATAGCAGCAGAAGACGCAGCTAAACAAGCAATTATAGATAAAGAAGCAGCATCTGTTGCAGCATCTGAAGCTAGAGTACAAAGAGTAGCTTTAGAGAAAGCCGCAGCTGAAGAACTTAAAGCACAAAAGATGTTAGACCTAGAAGAAGAGAACTTGTTGTTAGCTTCAAGAGAGCTTACAGAAGAAGAAGTTCAAGAGAGAGTATTAGAGATTCAAAGAAAAGCAGCGTTAGATTACAAGACAATCAATGCTAAGAGAATTAAAGATACATTAAAGGCTCAAAAAGAAGCAGGGAAGAAGACTTTACTAGAGGAAGTTGCTTTAGATAAACAACAAAGACAAAGAATTATAGACATGAATAACTTTAAAGTTAAGTTGGCAGAAATAGATGCTAACAATGCAGCTAAAGGTTTTCAATTAGGAGCACAACTAGCTAAAGATGGATCTAAAGAACAATTCCTAATCAATAAAGCAGGAGCATTAGCTCAGATATATGTTAACGATGGACTTGCTAGATCAGGTGCATTTGCTCAAACATCAATGATACCTTACCCTGCTAACTTAGCGGCTTTGGCACAGATGAATGCAAGTATATCACTAAACACAGGTTTAGCTACAGGTATTGTTGCTGCACAGTCAATTAAAGGTTATGAACGTGGAGGTATTATTCCGGGATCAAGCTTTACAGGAGATAGTGTTCAAGCCAATGTAAACTCAGGAGAGATGATTCTTAATAGAGGACAACAAGCTCAGTTATTCCAAGACCTTAACAATGGTGGAAGTGGTGACAATGGTGACTTAATAAGTGCTATTAACAGTCTAGGTGATAGAATAAGTTCAATGGAAATAATTGTACAAGCAGATGATACAGAGATTGCTAGAAGTGTTTCTAGAGGTGTTCAGAATGGTATCGTAATAGGAGAAAGTAGGTAATGAGTAATTTAACCTTTCTAAGTGATAATAGGGTGTTAGAAGCTAATCTAAGCATGATTACTGGTACTGAGAACACTCAGTTTCCCTTAAGTAACATAATGAATGACTTTACAACAAAGGTCTTTAGAAGTAATGAGGACAACGTAGAGTTATTAGTAGATTTACAATCTACAGTAGCTATTGACTCATTTGCCATAGTAGGTTCATCAGTTAATGGATTAGGACTAGGAGATATATCTATATATGGCTCGTTAAGTACTGATTTTACAGGTGCTACAAAGATAGACATAGACATTAATGCCAATCATAACTTTGGATTTAAACTATTTACTCCTGATGCTTCTTATAGATACTGGAAGATAGTAGTTAATAATACAGGTGGTTCTTATGTAGAGATAAGTAACTTCTACTTAGGTATTAAGACAGAGTTTGCTAATAACGGTATATCAACAGAATCATTCAAATATACTGATATAGATAACTCTAAAACAGTTAAGAATAAATACGGTCAGAGATTCATTGACCAATATAATAAAATAAAGAGTTTATCAGGTACTATGAAGTATGTTAATGCTACAGAGTTTGATGAATTAAACAATTTATATATACAAAACAGACGCTCTACTCCTTTATGGATTATAGTAGACCCAGAAGGTTGTATGGCTAATGATTCAGAGTGGATTTTCTCAGGATATGTTTACTTTGATGCAGACCTTAAGTGGTCTTTAGTAGCACCAGCCTTATATAACGTGTCATTAAAATTCAGTGAAGGTACATAATGAGTTATTTAGCAGTATCAAGTTTTGACGATGACTTTACTACAGTAGATATAGGTATGAGAGTTACTTCTCTAGTTATGATTAAAGCTATAAGATTTAAGATGTTTAAACATGGAACTATAGCTGATGGAACACTAACATTACAAGTCCTAAATGAGGATAATACTGTAATAGGGACTAAGGCTATCACAGCTGCTGAACTTAATACAGGTATTCCAGCTACTTATGCTCATGGATATTTAAACTTTCAATTTGATGAACAGGTATGTATAAATAAAGATGAGGGTGATGATTATATTGAACTTACACTTAGATTAACTATGTCAGGTCATACTGAGGATACAAGTAATTATGTAGCTTTAGTGAGACAATTTGAGGGCGAATTTGTTGATGAATATGGTTCAAGACCAACGGCAGATAGTCCAGAAATGGATGGGTGGTTTAATCCTTATGGTGTAGAAATTTATGGAATACAATAGAGCTTAGAGCTAAGAGAAACAGCGGTACAGCTACTGGAGAGTTTCTTGGTAGCGGAAATAGAATGACAATTAGAAAAATAACAACTTAATAAGGTAATGTAGGAGAATATAATATGAGTAGTAGAAAGATAGAGTTTTTTGATGGGTTTTTATCTGAAACTACACCAAGTTCAACAATTCCAACTGGACCGCAGGGGTCAAGTATACTTCAAGGTACTATTGATCCAACAACTGAAGGTGAAGATGGTGATACATATATAAATACTACTTCAGGTGAGATTTTTGAAAAAGATAGTGGAAGTTGGGCAAGTACTGGCGATTTAACAGGTCCAACAGGTCCAACAGGTCCAACAGGTCCAACAGGTCCAGCAGGTGAAGATGGTGGTGCTGGTGATGCTACATCTGATGAAACCTCTTATAGAGATCGATTAAGCCTTTCTACTTATGATTGCGCAAACATGAATATCGCTTCTGTAGATGAAGATGATCAAACTGATGATGCAAACTCTACAGCAACATTCGATATTCCAACTGGTAATTTTAAGTTCGCTGATTCTACAGCTCAAACTCTTACATCTATCCAACAATTAGATGCTGATTTCTTAACAGAAGCTATTGATATAAATGCAATCGACTTATTTAGTATATGGAGTTTAGATGATCTTGACTCTACAGCATCTTATGAAGTTTCAAGAGATGGTGGTAATGAATACCAAGTTGTTGATATGGTTAGGATTGGTAATTCTGACTCTTATAGAGGTTTACATGTATTTACTGATGAAGCTGCAAATGCTTTCAATCAAGAATATGCTGTTGCAGAAGCTACGAATACTTCAAATTTCGACGATGCTGGATCTCAACAAATAAGTCAAAAATTTACAGTTGCAAATACTACGGTATTTAAAAATATAATTACATACTTAAATAAAGCTGCTGGAGCAGTTGGTGGTTTCTGTGTAGAGATTGTTAATGATGACGCTGGAGCACCTTCAACTGATGTTAATGATTCAGTATGGGAATCTAGTGTTCAAGATATAGTAAGTCTAGCCACAGGTAATAATGTGGTTGATATAAGTAGTCTAATAGTAATTGCACCTGGTGATTATCATTTAGTGATTAAGCCAAATGACGAATACCGTTCAGGATATACTGCGAATAATGCAGATGTGCTTGCTGTTAGGATAGACGATACTTCTGGACCAGTTCCAAATCTTAGAACTTTTGATGGTTCAACTTGGAGTGCTGAAGTTGCAGATTCTACTATGGTTTATAGACTAGAAGGTAGAGAACTTGATTTAAGAGTTCGTATTACATCATCAGCTACTGCTGGAGATAAATTCTTAAGTTCATATGCTGTATTTTATGGTCCTGAAGATGGAGTTACTTTTACAAGTCCAACTTTTAGAGAGCTATTTAGTTTTGATGGTACAGTAGATAATGATAATGAATTTACATTAACTAACTTTTTACCAGATTCTAGGTTGTTGATGTGTTTTGCAAAAGGAACTGGTCAGGTGTTTAGGTATGGGGATTTTATTATCGATGGGTATACTATCAAGTTTCCTGTTAATACTTTCAATGTGGCTGGAACGGTTGACTTAGAATTCTTCCAATTAGGAAGCGTGGGTGGTCAAAGCTCAGTTATAAGTGACTCTTTATTGACAGCTAACCGTTTAGGTAGTTTAGATCCAGCGATTGATAAATCTGTTGCTGGTTTTGGTCTTATGCTTAGAAGTCCTGATGGAACATTATATGAAATAACAATTAAAGACGGTGGTGTCGGCTTTGATATATACGAGGTAAGTTAAAATGGCAAGAACTTTAGTAAAAACAATTAAAGCTTTTGAAAACGAAAGTATATCAGTTATAGGTGAAAATACAGCAGCATCTACTAATACAGTAAGTATTATAGCTTCTAAACAAGGTATAGATGCTGTTCAACCAGACTGGAAACAATATTAAGGAATATAACATATGAGTGGACTAATTGGAAAGAAAAATTCAACCTTAAAGAAAGCTAAAGTTAACGAATCTAAGCTTCTTGAAACAGGTGTAAAGAATTTAAAATTTTGGCATGAAGCTTCAGAAGGTGATACATCAATTCCTTTTGGATCTTTGGTTACACCTGGTGGTATCGCTGCTGCTGGATTATCTAATCCTAGTGCTTCTGATATATCTAATGCTAATCTTGCATTCTTTAAAGAAAACGTAGAAGTTAGATCATCTTTAAACGGTGATTTAATGATTGGACTTACATTTCAAGTATTTAACAATCAAATTAAATTTGTAAATGGATATGAAGCTGTCGAAGGTGAAGTATTTGAGGTTAAAAGTGAAAACAATGTAATTACTGGAAATAATATAGTTGATGCTCAGCCATTAACTGCTACTGGAGTATTATCTAGCGGTGATACAGAATTTGTAGTTGGTGAAGCTTTTAAAACTAATGCCTACCCTGATACTCAATTAGGTGAAGTTCTAGTTTTTGTAGATGGCTTAGTTCAATTTAGAAATACAGCTAACGCTACTGCTGCTCCTGGGGCTGATGGTAACTATCAAGAGATAGCTGCAACTGGTGGCTTCGGTACTGTTATAAAATTCAATGACACTTTTGGTTCAGATGTAAACGTTATAGTTGTCAGCAGAAATTTGATTGCAGAAAGACCTAATATATCAATGATGCAATATATTGAAAATGTTGCTGGTCAAATAGATTCGATGATACCTACACTTGCTGATTTAGCAGGTGTTAATGAGAACGTGTTTCAATCATCACCTAATAATGTGGATCTAAAAGCATTTGGTGATAAAGTAAACAATGTATTAAATGCTCAAGTCCCGATCACTACTGATTGGGAAAGTTTTACTGTAGTCGCAGGTACTTTTCTAAAAGCCATAACTACAGATCCAAGTTTTGGATCTGTTGAAACTAATAATGCTAGGTGGAAAAGAGATGGTTCGGACTTATTGTTAGATTGGACTTTTAGACAATCATCAGCAGGTGGTGCAGGAAGCGGTATGTATTTACTAGATATAGCTCAACTAGGTATCAGTTTTGACTTAACTAGAGTTAAAATTAATACTACTATTCAGAATGGAAATACTACAAATATTGCTGGCTCTATAGATTCTACATTAGGAAGTGTAACTATGTCTAATGATCAATATCTTGGACACGGATCACTTCATGCTTATAGTTCAACAGAGTTAAAAATAAAAGTAACTCCTGCTTTTTATAATGACAATACAACAAGAGGGCAGGCTTGGGGTAACTCGGCTACAATTCACTTTGGAAATACACCTATGCAAGTAAGTATTGAAGTAAGAATACCAATTCAAGGTTGGGAAGCAACGCAAACACTTAAAGAACAACTAGGATTATAATATGACTAAAACACCAAGATTTACACAATACCCAGAAATAACTACTGTTTTAGGTATTAATTTAGAAGCTGTTGGATCAGCACTAACTAAGCCTGCCACCACTGAAGATAAACTAGAATGGTGGTATGAAGGTAAGTTTGCAGTATTGCGATACACTTTTGAATCTTCTGGTACAGGCGTTACATGGAGTCAACTAGAAGAATTACCAAACCATATAGAAACAAGTGATTTTAATTAAGGATAAAATATGACAGAATTATACAGACCAAAACAGCAAGCAATCCAAGATGATAAGCATTACTGTGAGCTACGTTATGAACAAAATACGTCTTTTGTAAGTGGTCTTCAGGATAGACCCTGGTCTACTCCTACTTTAACTCAAGGTCCTAATAACGGTATTAGCTTAGCAGCTGACAATGCACCTCAGATAAATTTTACAAAAAAAGGTGTGTATCGTGTTAATGTAAGTTATAGAGCATTTAGTGATATTTGGCATAAATGGGGTATGCGTTCTGACGATAATGTATCTATTGTTGGAGAGGGAAGTTTTTACGGTGGATCAACTGGAAATACTGGTTCTGGGTTTCTTATAACAATTACTGATTTATCTCAAGCTTATAAGTTTTTCACTGTATGTACAGGTGTAATGACTATTCAATCTCCTATCCCAAGTGGAGGAAACATAGGAACTGCTGATAGAACTATAACAGCAACAATAACAGAAGTGAAAAGACTAGATTAAACTATGATATTATATAATATAGGAAGTAAAAATGAGTAAAACGCCAAGAATTTTAGACATTGAAAAGG